TGGGAGCGAGGATTGCGGAGCGTGGACATGCTCTTCTTCCGCGAAACGGTTCGCACCGGAACAGACTTCGCCACAATGCTCCGCCGTCTCGTTCGCAAGACCAAGGCTGACGTGGTTTACATCGATCCACTGCTCTCCTACATGGGTGGCAATCCTGCGGACATCGAGGTCTGCGCGAACTTCACACGGCATCTACTCCAGCCGATTATGATGGAGACAGGCGTTGTTCTGGTGCTTGTCCATCACTTCCCCAAGCCGAAGGGTAAGGACGACAAACCTGAGAGCGTGGCAGATTTGGCCTACTCAGGATTTGGATCGTCGGATCTAACGAACTGGGCGAGAGAGGTGATTGTGATGAAGGAGGTTGGCTTCAACAATCCGCGCAAATTCATGCTCGGCATGGCGAAACGAGCTGACCGTTCCGGCATGACTGACAAGGAAGGAAAAGTCACCGGATCAATTATGATCCAGCGTGGTACGGGCGGCGACATCTCATGGAACTACGCGGAACCTGAGAAGTTTGTCGTCGATAAGGAGTCGGCTAGGAAACCGTACTCCAAAGGAAAGTATCCTAGGCGTTAGCCTTCTCACGCTCGGCGCGGCGACGACCTTTAGCGGCAAGCGATTGGAACTTCGCCTTGCCGTATTTTTTGCGGCCAATGGCTGCACTTAATGCAGCAGGATCTTTCACACCCTTCTTCTCAAGCTCACCAACGAGCTTCTCGTAACGTCCGCCACCACCAAGTTTCATCTTGTCCATAAAATTACCAGAGGTTTTTGCAGGCCCAGTAACGAGCCGTGGTTTTATCTTTTGCCGTCTCGCAGTTATGCCGCGAGCGAAAATTAGAGCGCCGAATTTCGTTTTTGTGCTTGGTGAAGTCGGAATACCGAACATCACCGAAATGCACGGCAACCACGTTTCCTTTGGAATTCTTGACGAATACCGTTTTCTTCTTCGGATACGGAGTAACACCCTTGATCTTTCGAGGTGAATTGAGCGTCACCTTACGGCCACGCCAAGTGTTACCTTTTTTGGAGAAGGAGGTTTTCATTTCGGCAATTCTCCAGTGTCAGCGTACTTGCTCAGAGCATCGTAAAGTGACGCCCGAGGAATGTTTGAGAACTTCTCAAAAATTCGAGCCGTATCTGCGGCGCTACGATAACCAGCAGATCCAGATGCGCGAGCCAGCGCCTTTGCTGCGACATTGTAGAACCCAGCATTTACCGCAGTTCCGATTACACCCATGATTCCTTCAACTGGTTTTCCAGCGGCAACCTTAAGAGCTGATTGAGGAATTCCAGCAACCAACTCTTCAGCAGCCTGACCAGATACAAGCGCACCGCCACCACCAGCGGCTCGTTCAGCCATCAAGATGGTTTTGTAGCCAGGAATGATGTCGTCAACGATTTGCTTGTACAGAGTTGGTCCAAGGATCTGTTCAGACCGCTTGATTTTGGAGATACCTTTGAGATTCGGCCCTTTGCCACCGAGAACAGTCTCGGCCAAAAGAAGGTCTTCAATCTCTCTAGCGCGAGTCGAAATCAACGCTTCTTTGGCCAACTTGTTTCCAGCAACCGCCTCGCGTTCAAGATACCGAACAACAGATCCAACATCCTTCACATTTGGAAGCAACTGAACCGCTTCAGATGCTACAGCAAATCCGGCAGGTGTTTTGGTCTGCAAAATGTCCAGCAACGCTTGAGGACCAGTTTTTTGGCCGGTGCTTTCAAGGAAATTGACGAACTTGGAAAGCTGGTCTTTTGATCCAAGACCCACCTTCTCAAGCGCGCCAGGACTCTGCGTTTCTAGGTTGTTGATTGTTCCGGCAAGCTTCTTGTAGTCGATTGCACCAGTGGCTTTGTCCGTTGCGTCGCTGACAATTCCAGATCGGATAGACGAGTACACATCCTGAAGATCGGGAGCGTTTGCAACTCCACGGGATTTCAGCGTGTTAACAAGTGATTCGACATTCGCAAATTCAGGGGCAAGCAAGCCTTGAGCTTTGACTCCGCTAACCATTGCCTGACCAAGTTGGCCACGCTCCATGGTTTCTGGAGCGAACGCCCTGCGAACTCCAAAAAGATTCAGCTTCGGTCGTGTTGCCGCATAAAACTCGTCACCGGCAGCTCTTGCCGCAGCAGCTTCAGCGCCTATGGCTTCCGGAGCCTGATCAGCAATCGTTTGGGAAAGAATGGTTGCGAGATTTTTGACCTGCCTCTGCTGACTGTTTCCAATGGCTTCCCCAGCATAGTCAGCAAAATCATAAAGCTCATCTCGAAGCTCTTTCAGCTCCTTCAAGCTGGCCTTTTGAGGCACTGAAACTGTCACAGGCCGCGTTGGGTCCATCGATGATGGAGTCATCATTGTCTCTGTTCTCGACAAAAGCTTCCTAGCCTCTTTCAAGCCAGAGGCGTGAATGTCTGGAATCTGGGCCAGCAGTTCATTTGCTTGAGCCGCAAAAGAAGGGCCGTCGCCAACAGGCTTGAAAAGGTTGAATTTCTGATCGTTTTCAACCGCATTGGCAGGTCCATAGATTCTGTTCGCTTCAGCTTTAATCGCCGTCTTCGCCTGATCTGCGAGCGATTCAATTTGTTGGCCAGCAGGAACAACACGAAACGCGGAAATGTCCTGACCTTTGAACAAGGTGTTTTTCACCGTGTCCTGATATGCCTGAAGCGCCTGATCTACTGCTCGTTGCTGAGCCTGTTTCTGCGCTTGTCCGCGAGCAGATTCCAAAATCGTTTCAGCGTCTTTTAGATTTCTTGAAGCGTTTGCGATGTCGTCAATTTCATTGGCACTCAGTGCGCCAAGAAGTTTTTGAGTCACCGTGTCAGCTCCTTCGGCTGCAACACCTGTCAGCTTTTGAACTGCGGTCTTGATCTGCTCACCTTGACGAGCGAGCTGCTCGGTGATTGGAGGCATCCCAGCGCGAGATTCAATTCTTGATTCAAGGCCAGCGAAACGAGGCATCGCTTGACCGAACGTAGGTTGAACCCCCTCCCCAATTCTTTCGACCGTGGCTGCTCGCTCGGCAGCACGTTCAAACCCCGCGCCAGCACGGCCAGCGATTGCTCCAGGAATTTGAAATCCGGCAGTTAACGCGGCAGGGACAATGCCAGCTCCCGGTTCGAATTCTCCAGTTCTAACAGCCTCTCCAGCAACACCGCCTGCTCCTTGCATGGCGATGTTTGCCAACGGCTTAAGAAAGCCTCCTCCCGGAACAATTGGAGCAGCACCAGTAACAGCAGACGCAGCAATTTCTCGCCCTGAAACATCTTGCCTAATCCCAAAAAGCTTTTCGATTGTCTGACCGACCGCCTCGCCTATTGCAGATGCAAGAGCGCCAGTACCCATCATCGCAGGAATAGATGCTCCACCGCTTGCGGGGGCAGCAAGCAAAGCGGGAATAGCCCTAGCGCCCATAGCTGTTCCCCGCATCATTCCGCGAGCCTCAGCTTGCGCCAACGGAGTAAGCTCTCCAGAAGGAGCAATTCTCGCTTCTGTTCCTTCCATGAATGGAGCCACTTGTCCTGACGGCTCAGCCATGCCAGCAAATGCACCAGCAAACCGCTCAAACATTCCGACCTTTCCAGCATCCTGAACCGCCTGCTCAAGCTGCTGAGGAGAACCAACTTGCGCCTGAACCTGAGCAGGAGTTAACGCGGAGACTTGGCCAGCTTCCTCACGCCGACGCATTTCGGCGATGGTAGCTGGACCTGATGGCTGCGCCGAACCACGCAAAACTGAAAGGACGTCAGCTTCAGTCGGTTGCGTATCGGACTCTAGTACAACGCGCTTACGAACGCCGTTGTCGTTAACCGTTACAGCAAATTTTGGCATAAGTTATTACGGGATGACTTCGACGGATTCGATCTTGATTCCGCCAGACGAAGGTGAGGCAGTGGTGGATTGCTGCTGGCCGAACGGCGTCAGTGGCAGCTTGAACTGCTTAATAAGATCGTTGGCAAATCTAACCTGAGTGGGCGTGATTCTATATGTATCTTTAAGAGAATTAATTGTTCCGTATAAATCTTCAGTCGCCATTACTCCAAAATTTCGAACATCGTCAGCAAAGTTTTGGCTCTTGACGTTACCTAGAGCGGCCAGCAAACGCTGCATTTCTTGGTTTGTTACAGCTTTACCGGACTTCGCAAAAGCAACCGAGTTAAATTCATCTTGGAATCGTTGCAATAGCGCGTAAGCGTCCTTCTCCTCTTTAGTCTTTGCCCCAGCCAACCGCTTTTTAATATCAGTCACCCTTCCGTCAATAATTCCTACATACTTTTGAATAGACTGAGGTCCATAGTTATTTTCAAACTCATCAAGTTTTTTGACCAAATCGCTAGATTTTCTAGAAATAACTTGGTTGGCTGTTAGTTCTTTTAACCCATCACCTTCTGGAGGTTTCCACCTTCCAGTCAGAGCGTTGTTTCTGATAAAAGCATCAGTTTGCTCGTCCGGTTTTCCAAAAGCAGATGTGTACTCAGAGATGGCGAGTTCAGCGTTCCTCTCCTGAGTTCTTTCAGTTGAAGATTTTCCGCGTTCCTTGGCCAGTTTGATTGCATCTCCAATTCGTTTTTCAAACGGAAGAGTGCTGTCTGTCTGTGTGTACGCTGCCCTTACGTCTTGGCTATAATCTTTCAGCTTTCGGGTTTCCAAAAGCCTCGGCATGTACTGATCAAAAACAACCTGATCAATAGAACCTTCTGGAGTTACAACCTTAACATTGTACAGCTCTTGAATATCAGCCGCATCGCTTAGCTGCTTGTTTTCTATGGTTTGCAGCGATTTTTGCAGTCGAGCGCGTGGTGCGTAATTATCTAGTTGCTGGCTAATCTGGAACATGACGTTCTGATTTGCCTTGGACTCAACTGGAAGAAATTTTGGAAATTCAGCTTTTGGATTTCTAAAAAACTCGTCTCGCAATTGCAGGTTTGTCTGCATGTTGCCATAATCTTTGGTCAGTTTTGCCTGCTCATCCAAAGCCTGATTGTAAGCGTTGAGCTGAATCTTATTCTGAAGATCCGCCTGCTCCTTACGCATCGCCTGATCAGCCAATTGCATTTGAAACTGCTCCATCATCCGCTTTTGCGTCTGCGCGCGGTCGTAGAGGCTTGCACCTAGCTGAAATGCTTGAAGAGATTGGTCGGCCATAAGATTAGCGTCCGTAGTTTGAAGAGCCGTACTCCGGGAATAGACTCGTAGAAAGCGGTGTGATATCCGACCTCGTCGGAGTCGGCGCATAAAGATTCGGATAAATCTCAGGATCGTTCTGAGGATTGTACGATGG